CGTTCTGGAATTTCGCTTGACCGGAGGCGCAAGCAACACAGATCCCAATGCTTCTTTAGGCGGGGCGATGAGCTCGAGCGCAATGCCTACAAATCTCTTCGATGACGTGAGTGCGGATGAGGCTAGCGCGGGTGACACGGAGTACCGAGCCATTGATGTCTACAATTCCGGGGACGCAACGGCCACCAGCGTTGTGATCTACATGGACCCAGAGACTTCTAGCCCCGACACGCAGATCGACCTGGGCTATGACACGGTGAACTCTCCCCGCGATCCGGCAAATGACGCTACTTCGCCTCCGCCAAGCATTCCCGACGAGAGCACGGCGCCGACCGACGGCACTAACCCGATCACGTTTGGGCATTACGTGGCTGGAGCCGGTCTAACGTTGCCTGACATTCCGGCAGGGCAGGCAGTGCGTGTATGGCTCAAGCGCACCGTAGCCGCTGGGGCGACGAACACCGCCAGCGACACTGGGACTTTGAAGGTCGAGTATGCCTAATACGCTTCGTAAACAACCGGCTGAGAAGTTCTACGTTGGAGTGAACTTTGAGGCTTTGCTAACGGATGGCGAAAGCATCGAACTCACGCAAAGCCAGGTCGTGGTCTACGACATGGCCGACGGCTCAGACGTAAGCGCAGAAATGATAGAAGCGGGCACGCTTTCACTAAAAGACGGGACGATTTTGCAGGCCAGAGTAATCGGCGGGGTGGATGGCAAAAAGTACAAGCTGAGCTTTAGGGCCGCCACCTCGCTAGGGAACCTATACGAGGAAGACGTAATCTTGGTGGTGAAGGACTAAATGAGCACCATTGCCCAGATTGAAGACGCGATGATCGCCGCCCTGCGGGAGAAGCTTCCGGGGGTGGAGGTGGACACTTTGCCCGGGCCACCTGAGGAGGCTGCCCGCCGCACCATGCGCACCCCCGCGGTGTGGGTGGTGTGGACCGGGGAGCGGCCGGAAGGAGCCCCGCAGCGCCACGGCCAGGGTCTGCGGCAGACTTTCATCCAGACCTTTGCGGTCGTGGTGGTCACGCGGAACCTACGCAGCATAAAGGATGGCGCCCGGGGGGCCTACGACCTGATCGACGCCGTGCTGGACGCGCTTTTGGGGCTCAAGGTCCTCGGAACCACGGGGTTCCTGAACTACGCGGGCACGAGGCTCTTCGAGATCGACACCGGCATTTTCGTCTACTTCTGCACCTTCGAGGTGCAGACCGCCATAACCGCAAACGCAAAGGAGGGATAACGCATGGCTGAGCAAAAGAAACCGCAGAAGGTGAAGGTTGTGCTCGCCAAAGAGCACACGCACGCCGGCAAAACCTACAAGGCCAGAGACGAAATCGAAGTCCGCCCCGAGCAGGCCGAGTGGCTCAAGAAGCTCGGGGTCGTCAAATAATGAAGGAGGTGCAAGATGCCTGAGAGGACCCCTGACGTTGGAAATTATCTGCTTGGTCGAGGCTCGGTCTTCTTCGACCGCTATGATGCCGACGGCAACCCCACCGGGGAATTGCACCTAGGCAACTGCCCGGATTTCACCATTAACGTTTCGTCGGACTCGCTTGAGCACAAGAACTACCAGAGCGGCGCTGCGGAGACGGACATTGAGGTCGTCCGCGAGGTGAAGGTCGAGCTCAGCTTTACCCTTGAGGAGTACGCGCAAGACATCCTGCTGCTCGCGCTCCTGGGAGAGGCCGGCACCGTCTCCCAGGCCTCCGGCACGGTGACGGATGAATCCATCACCGCGAAGTTGAACAGGTGGATCAAACTTGCCAACCGCAACGTTTCCAACGTGGTGGTGACCAGCTCCGATGGCCTCACAACTTACACCGAGGGCACGGATTACCGCGTAGACGGGCCCACCGGGCGGATCTACATTGACCCCGCGGGTTCAATCCCGGATGGGGCGACGCTTCTCGTGGACTATAGCTACGACACCGTGGCGCTCCCCACGGTGCAGGCCTTGAAGAACGCACAAGTCGAGGGCTTCGTGCGCTTCGTGCCGGCGGACGACCAGCAGGGTCCGCAGTGGGAGGCGGAGATTTGGAAGGTGCGCCTGCGGCCGGACACAGCGCTCTCCTTCATCGGCGACGACTGGGGGCAGATCGTGCTCAGGGGTTCGGTACTCAAAGACTCCACCAGGCCGAACAACCCGTATTTCCACCTCATCAAGCGCGGTTAATAACGGGCGGGGTCGAGCGCCCCGCCTCCCATAGGAGGCAGAGAGATGGCGATCAAGCTTTCGGATAAGGACTGGGAGATCCTGCTCCCGGCAAAGCCTTTCAAGATCGGCGCGCAGACCATCTACCTGCGCCCGCTCACCATCGAGCAGATCAGCCACGGGATCGCAGAACTTAACGCCCTGCGCGAGGAGCTTGCGAAACGCGGCATCGACGCGGAGAACTACCAGGCGCGGCTCCCTGAGGTCTTCGAGTGCGTGCTCGACCATGCCCTGGGGCTTTTGGCAGAGATTACCGGCATTGAGGCCGAAGACCTGCGGCGGCTCCCGGTCTCCGTGGGAGTGGCACTACTTGAAGCCATCATCGAGGCCAATGGCGACGATTTTTTAGCGCTGGCCGAGAGGCTCCGGGCGATGAGCGACCGCCTTCGGGGCCTCGTTTCGAGTTTGCAGAGCTCGTTTGCCGGCTCATCCGTGCCGGGCACAGATGGGCAGACATCCGCGGCTACACCCTAAGGCAACTCAAGCGCTTTGCCGAGGCCGAGGCCCGGCTGGAGAAGGAGCGGCTTGCCACGCAGGCCATGATCATCCGGGCGGCGGTAAACGCGAGCGCCAAAGACTTTGAGGACTTCTTGAAGAGGTTGCGCGGTGCCTAGAGGGGACACGCTTCAGATAGTCATTCAGGCCGTGGACCGGGCCACGAAGACGCTTAACAAGGTGGCCCGCGGCACCATCGCGGCTACGAAAAAGATGGACGCGGCCTTCAAGCGCGTGGAGGCCTCGGTCTTTTCGCTTAAAGGGGCGCTTGCGGCGCTTGGGGCCAGCTACGTGGCCAAGCAGTTCGTGGACACCGCGGCCTCGTTTGAGAAGAGCCGCATCATGCTCGACCGGCTCATGGGCTCGGCGCAAAAGGGGCGCGAGGCCTTTCGCTGGATTCTCGACTTCGGCTCTAAAGCCCCCCAGGGCGTCGAGGCCGTGACCGACGCCTTCGTGAAGCTCAAGACCGCGGGCATCGACCCCACGAACGGCTCTCTTGAGGCGCTCGTGGATGCGCTCTCTGCCTACGGCAAGGGGGCGGAAGACCTGAAGCTCGCCTCCGTGGCCATCCAGCAGATGATGGCCAAAGGCGTGGTCTCAATGGAAGAGCTCAGGCAACAGCTTGCCGAGCGCATCCCGGATGCAATCCAGATCATGGCCGAAGAGCTCGGTCTCTCTCAGCAGGAGTTCCAGAAACTTGTCTCCCAGGGAGTGATCCCGGCCAAGGAGGCGCTGGACGCCCTCTTCCGGGGCCTGCGCGAGAAATATGGCGGGGCCTCGGAAGAGTTCGCCCAGAGCTTCTCCGGCATGGTCCAGCAATTGAAGGCGCAGTGGCAGCTCTTCAAGCTGGACGTGATGGATTCCGGGGTGTTCGACTTTCTCAAAGCGGCACTCAAGGCCGTTCTAGACAAAGTCAAGGAGCTGCGGAGGAACGGCAGCCTCAAGGAATGGGCGCACGAAATAGGGACGAAGATCGAAGAGGCTATCAAAAAGGCCATCATCGCCGCTGGGAAACTTTATGATCAATTCGCCTGGGTCGCCAAAAGACTGTGGAATCTAATCAAACAAGTCTGGGATGAATACAATCGTCTTCCAGATTGGCTCAAAGAAGTAGGCCTTTTTGGTGCCATCATCGGCGGCAAGAAAGGCGCCGTCTTAGTGGCCAGTTTCGCCCATCTCATAAGCGTCGTCCAAACACAAGCCGAAGCCTTGCGTGCTATCCGCAAAGGTCAGCTTTCTTGGAAGGAATTTGCCACTTCAAGCTACAAAGAACTCCGCGCCAAACTGGACAAGCTCAAGGATGAGCAGGATGCCACCTTCGGAGAACTGCCCGTCCAGATGGGCGAGGGTGAAAAGGCGGCTCGGGATCTCATTGCTACGATTGAAAAGCTCAAACAAAAACTGCATAGCACCGGCCAGGCCGGCAAACAGGCCGGGAAAGACATCAAAGACGGTGCTTCCGAGAGGGCCAAAGGCCTTAAGCTACTCGATCCGGCTCTAAAGAAGGGCTACGACCAGGCCCTTAAGTTTGTCAAAGTCCTGGCGCTTGAGGGCAAGGATCGGGAAATCGAGCAGGCCTGGCAGAAGTTTGAAGAGGTCCTCGGCAAGGCCTACGAAGCCTTAAAAGCAGGGGTCATTACGCAAGAACAGTTCAACGAGTTTCTCGACTACTTTGATCAGGCTTGGCAAAACACTCTCAAGGACATTGAAGGTCAAAACAAACAAACCACCTCCATCTTCGAGCAGGCCTGGAAGACGGCCTTTGAGCGGGTGCAGGGGTGGCTTGCCGACTTCTTCTACTCCTTCAAGCTCGACCTCAAGAGCCTCGGGGACCTCTTTCGCCGGGTGTTCGCCGAAATGGCCGCCAAGGCCACCATGCAGCGCTTTGCCGGGGCCTTTGGGCTTTCGGCCTTTGTACCTGGAGCGCCCACCGGGGCCACTGGTGGCTTTTCTTGGACGAACATCCTCGGGGGTCTCAAGAGCCTTTGGGGTGCGATCAGCAACCCGCAGGTCGCGCTCGCCTCCTTCTTCGGCAATATGCCCTGGGACTGGGCTCAGCGCCTCGGTTTAAAAATCGTCAACATGAGCAACACCGCCTTTTCCGGACTGCTTGGCGGGGCCACGGCCATCATCGGCGGGTTACTCACAGGCGACTGGGCGCGAAGCATAGGCTCTGGCATAGGCGCTGCCCTGGGAAACATCGTGCTCCCGGGGATCGGAGGCCTGGTGGGCGGACTTCTCGGCGGGTTGATCGGTGGGCTCTTCCATCGAAGGAAATACAGCAAGCTAAGGGTCGGAGAGACGATCGTATGGAATCCGGAGACGGGCTTCTCTTTCACAAATGTGCGCTTCATTGAGACCTCCCGTAAATGGGACAAGATCTGGGACGCCATGAAGAAGTCCCAGAAAAAGCTCTTCGAGAAGTGGAACGAGGAGATCAAGAAGCTTCTTTCGCAGATGCCGACGGATTTGGCAGCGCTCTTTACCGATCAGCTCCGTCAGATGCGCGTCTATGTAGAGGACGAAGCCCGCAGCCACAAACATTCGTCTGACAACGAACGTGAAATTCGAGAATTTGTACAAAAAGTACATAATGCCATCCAGAGCGGGGTGCGCGGGGCGCTTGAGAATACCGCTAAGCAGGTGGAGGCTTCCTTTGAAAAGGCCAAGCGCCAAGCGGCGGACTACCTCGGCATCTCGCTAAGCGAACTCGAAGGCCTTATTCAAGACCCGGGGGCGCTGGCCACTGCCACGATGGATCAGGCGCTCGCGAGCGTCCAAGCTTTTTACAACGCGCTCTCCCAGGTGCAGGTTCTGTTTGCGGAATTTCAAAAGCGCGAGCGAAATATTTTCATCCAAGCCCTTTCAGAGGCCCTTCAGGCGACTGATCTTGACGATGGTCTAGAAGTATTCGAGCGCTCTCTCTCCGAGACGGTCTACCGCGCGGTGGTAGATGGCTTTCTCAAGGCCGTGGTGCAGAAGGGCATCTTCGACAAGCTCCTGGCCCCGTTGCTTTTTCAGTTCGAACAATTGGCGAGCCAGTTTCTCGAAGGTGGGCTCTTGCTCGACCAGTACACCCAGGCGCTGCAAGACCTCGTGCCAAGCCTTGAGCAGGTGCTTGCCCAGGCCTCCGAGGCCGCGAAACCGGTGCTAGAGGCCGTCTACGCCTTGCGTACGTCCTGGCCCGGGCTTAAGAGCACGCAGTCCACCACGCAGACTTTACCTACTTCCACCACGCAGACCATCTACGTGCAGATCGACGCCCGGGGTAGTGACCCGGAGGAGATCGCCGCAGCCATTAAGCAGCTTTCCCGCTACGGGGAGGTAAGCGTGGCATGAAGATCTTCCCGGACACGATAGATCTCGAGCGCTACCCGCAGGACGAGGTCGCCACCTACCCGGTGACGATCATCAAACTTGGTGGTGGGGCCTTTGAGCAGCGTGTGCTCCGGGGCCCTGGGCGTCGGCGTTGGCGCATTCCGGCAGATCTGCTCCCAGACCAGTTCGAAACTCTTTGGTCCTTTTACAAGGACGTGAGGGGGAACTTTGAGGCCTTTCAGATCACGCTTCCCGGAGGAGAGATGGTCGTGGCCCGTTTCGACCTACCCCAGGGCCTTACCAAGCGGCAACTCATCCGCCGCTGGTATGACGGCGAGATCATCCTGGTGGAGGTGCTCAACTAATGCCCGTCTCCCAGGAAATACTCAAGCCCGAGGCCCAGTTGGCCTTCTATTATGTCATCTCGCTTGGCAGCTCCTGGTGGGCCTTCTCCGGGCAGGAACACCTCGTGCGCACCGTGGCCAACCCCGCTGACGCCACGGATGTGATCTCCGTTCCCGGCTGGCCCATCAAGCACGAGGGCCCCGTAGCCGGTACGCAGACGGCCCGGGTGACCTTGACGCTTGGCTTTCGCGAAGACCTCGTCTCCGCCCTTAGGGCCTCTGCCGAGGGCGAGGTGTGGCTCAGGGCCGTGGCCCCGGACGACCCCGTTGACCTGGGGCAACCGAGTCCGCCCGACTGGAAGGTCTTTCGCATCGACAGCTACTCCGTGCGGGAAGGGCAAGTGATCATCGAGGCGCTTGAGACCCTACCGCAGGACCTGCGCCTGGGCATTCCGCTCCTTTGGCGGCACTGCCCCTTTCGCTACAAGGGACCGGGGTGCTGGGATGTGGACGAAGCCACTGGGGAACTCACCGCGCCTACGGGCTTTGAGGCCGGAGATCCGGACGACTGCAACCGCACCTTTGAGGATTGCCAGCGCCATTTCCCGTATCCTGGCATAAGAATGCCGCGTTTCGGAGGATTCTTCGGTGTCTCTTAGTGCGCACTGGCTGGGCTTAGCCGCTATGGACCAGGCTCTCCAGGCCCCGGCGCCGGAGACGGGCCGCGTGATCCCGCTCGTCTACGGCCGGGCCCGAGTGGCCTGCCCGGTGGTGGAGCGCGACGGGAACTATCTCTACTTCGTTATTGGCTATGAACCCATCGAAGCCGTAGAGCTCACCACGGCAAGCATCGGACAGAACCTCGTCACCATCGAACTCGTCTCCGGGCCGCTGCCCTCCGGCATTGAACCGGCAAACATCCTCTTTGGCCGGGTGGAGTGGCCGGAAAACGTCTCCGAAGTCATGGTCACGGTCTATGGGCGCAAGGTGCGGCGGGTGGCCGATGCCGCAACGATCATCGCCTCTGGAGGCTCCTACTGGGACGCTACGCGGGTCTACAGCGCAAACCCGCTCGACATCATCTGCGATCTACTTTTCGATAAGGTGGTCGGTGCCGGACGCCGCTTTGATCCCTCCTGGATCGCCGATTGGGATCGTCTGGCAGAGGATGCCGCCTACTGCGACCACGAGGTGCCCACCGGGAGGGACGACCCTGCTACCGAGCCACGCTACACGCTTTCCCTTGTCATCGACCGCGAGACCGACGTAGTCTCACTGATTCAGCGCCTTTTGCCGAGCTTTGCCGGCTTTTTCTACGTGCAGGGGCGCAAGATCTATCTCGGTGTGAAGAGGGCCGAGGCCCCAAAGCTCTTGCTCAACGAGACAAACATCGTCAAGGGCAGTTTTCAGCTCACCGGCCAGCCGCAGGCCAGCCGCCCAGGGCGCCTTAGGGCCACCTTCCGCGACGGCGAGGCCATCGACTTTCCGCAGGTGACCATTTCCGTTGAGAGCGATCTTGGCGGCGACCAAGAGGCCCAGGTGGAGCTCTACACCGCCTCTGCCACGCAGGCCGTGCGTCTTGCGCTCATCCATCTCGCGCAGCTCAACTATTGCCGGGAGTTTTTGCGTTTCAAGGTGGGGCTTGAGGGCGAGCTCCTCGTGCCCGGGGATGTAATCCTTGTGCACCATTCCATGCTTGGTGCCGGGGCTGCCTATCGGACCAAGCAGGTAAACGGCACGCGCCTTGACCTTTACCTGCCGCTTACCCTGGATGACACAAGGACCTACGGCGTGAAGCTTCGTCAGCCCGAAAGCACCAACATTATCTACGCCCACGTGGTCTCCTTTGGCGACGACTACCTTGAGGTAGACAAGGAACTCACCGTAGCCCCGGAGACGGGCTGGAGCTTCTGGCTCTTCGAGTATCTGGCCCGGGGCGCGGTAGTCTCCGTCTCAGGCGATATTGTAGAACTTGACCAGGACATCACCCCTGCCCAGGGCGACATTTTGGAGCTCGTGGTCTCGCCGGATTACCGCGGGCATGAATTCCTGGTGGTGGAAAAGGTCGATGTTGCCACCTACCGCGTCTCGCCGAGTGCCGAGGTGCTTGAGGGCAAGGTACTCACGTGGTATTGGAAGACCTCCCGCGAGGCCGTGCTCGCCCGGGTGCAGAAAGTCCAGGGCTCCTTCGACGAGGCCTCCTATTTAATAGAAGCGCTTTCCGAAAACTTCTCCTGCTACTCAGACGATGCCAAGTTTATGCTCACGCCCGCGGCGCAGGCGGGAACGCCCGCCCCGCTTAGCCTATCTGCCGCCGTGACCTACATCAAAGAAGGCCTCACGGCCAATATCGACTTCTCCTGGGCCGAGACGGACACATCTTGGCCCCTTGAGCGCTACGACCTCGTCATCATCGAGCGCCAGAGCGGCGATATCTGGCAGCGAGTGGCTGCACTCTGGCCGCTTGCCGATGGCTACACGCTTGCCAATGTGGACGCTGGCGCGTACGTCTTCCGCGCCGTGGGCCGGGTGGGCTCCCAGGAGGTTGCCGGAGACCCGATTACCGTCGAGGTGGACTTCCCCACGCAGGAGGCCCCGCCCACCGACGTGACGGGCTTTACCTACAGCCTTGAGGGCCCGGATCTGGTGCTCACCTGGGATCAAGCGCAAGATCCATATTTTGGCACCGAAGACATTGCCGGCTACGAGATCCGCGTGGGTGCGGATTGGGATTCGGGAGTGTTCCTTGCCCGGGTAGATGCCACGGAGTTTCGCAAGAAGGTGGACTGGAGCGGCACAAGGCGCTTCCTCATTAAAGCCATCGACAGAGATGGTTTTTATTCAGAGAATGCCACTGCGCTTGACGTGATCATCGACGCCCCGCCAGCGCCAACGCTAAAAGCCGAGGTCATCGACAACAACGTATTCCTGCGCTGGGAGCGCGTAACAAGCACGCTTCCCGTTGATCACTACGAGGTGCGCCGGGGGCCAGCGGGTACGGCCTTTGCCGATGCCCAGGTGGTGGACCGGCTCGATGGCACGTTTTCCGTGGTCTACGAGCCCTATGCCGGAGAGTTCGTCTACTACGTTGCCGCCGTGGACAGCGCCGGAAACGTAGGCGCCACGTCCCAGGTCTCCGCCAAGATCAACGAACC